AGAACACAGACACCCAGTCTCAATTACGCCATCAGGATTCTTTGGTCAAGGACCAGAGATGATCGGTGGCATTGAGCCTTTTTTGACAGAAGATGAAATTAATTTTCTAAGTAACTTTATCAAGAGCAATGACAAGTGGGACGTCACCGAAACCCACTATAATGACGAAGGCACTATAATTTATGAGTCTAGCTATTGGGCAAATAGAGTAGCCACAATGCCAACACTAATGGCAGCTGATCCAAAGGTGGTAGACACTCTTCACGGTATCATTGCAAGGCTCAAGCCAGAAGTAGATAAGTTCTTTAAAGTAGATGCAATGCCAACATCTCCAGCACTAGTCAGATGGCTTCCTGGGCAGTTGCAGATGCCTCACGCAGACAAAGAATTGCACGAGGGAGATAACGCAGGAAAGCCTAATGATTTTCCATGGTACGATCTTGCAACAGTGGTATACCTTAATGATGACTATGTTGGCGGAGAACTATACTTTCCAAACCAAGATATTCAGTTCAAGCCCAAGCGTGGAGCAGTATACTTCTTCCCAGGAGATATGAACTACGTACACGGAGTAACTGTACTAGAGTCTGGCATTAGATATACATGCCCATTCTTTTGGACAATCACTAAACACCTAGAGGCATAGGAGATTGCAATGTTTCTAAAAACTGTAGATAAGTCATCATTTATATACTATAAGGATACGCCAGTAGTTGAATCTGCCCTGGGCATAACCGACAATCGAATCGTAGAGGTTCCTAACTTCGTTTCACCAGAAACAGCAAAAAGCATGATCGCATACTTTGATGCAAAATCATCTGATTGGGGCAATATAGCTTTTTATGGATCATCTGGCATGGGACTGCTTCCAAATGACCCACTACTAGCGAACCACGGTCTTTCAGGAATGTTCTTCGAGGAACTTAGAGAATCCTTTAAAAAGCACGTAGAGGCTATCTTCGACAGAGATGTTAGACCAAATACCTCACATGCACAGAAGTGGGACGTTGGTGGATTTGCCAACCCACACTCAGACAATTCCGATACGCACGGAACTCCGAACGCATTTGAGATAAATAAATATGTTGGAATACTTTACCTAAACAATAATTATGGCGGTGGAGAACTATACTTCCCAGATCACAACATAGAGATTAAGCCTAATTCGTGCTCATACTATGTATTCCCAGGTGGCATAGAAAATATTCATGGCGTAAAGGAAATAACTAGTGGGCAAAGGTACACTATGGTGTCCTTCTGGGACTTCGCTGACGCAGAGTACTCCGAGCAAAGGCGACAGGAGTGGGAAGATGAGTTTGCTAGAGTTCGGGAAGAGCAAGCAAAACAAAGAGAGCAGTGGGAGAATGGAAACAAGCTTGCATAGTAGTGTGAAAAAGACTGTATACGCAGATAAGATCTTTTACTACGAAAATGTTATAGTTAATCCAGCCAGCGTGGTTTACGCAATCGATCACCTCGATGACACCCTTTCGGAAAACTCTCTAATATCTTCTTGGCATCCATGGCATGCAAGCGACAACTCTACTTTCTTGTTTGGTGCAAGGAAGATGACAAATCCCCAGAGCTATGACTATGCCGATGACGTTACAAAGGCTGTCTATGACGTTATAAAAGAGGCTCTAGACGTAACAGCAATAGACTACTGCAAAGCTCAAGGAATTGATATGGGAAAGCAGGCACCAATAAGCATCAGTAAATACTTTGTAGATGCCTTTATGGGACCTCACACAGACTCTGCACCAGTGCCAACTGTAGAGCACATTTCCTCTGTTCTGTATCTTAATGATGGCTATGAGGGTGGCGAGCTTCATTTTCCAAACCATGGTATCAGGATTAAGCCAAAGGCAGGAAGCGTAATTATATTCCCATCAGTACCACCATTTCTTCACGAGTCTACAAAAATCATCAGCGGTACCAAGTACATGTCCCCAGGCTTCTGGTCCCTCATTGACTAAATAGTTTATCTATATATGGTAAACTATACATGGTGAAATATGTCTAGTCCTTCTAATCTATATGCAGAAAAAATCTTTGCAGAGCATCCAGTTGCGATGTGGTCGCTAGATGAGCCTGCAGACTATGTATCACTTATTGCAGAAGAAGACCGTGACCTTACCTCATGGACAGTTTTAAATGCAACAGTTACGACAGCTACCCCAAATACAAAGCCACTAGACTCTGTAGTTAGCCTAGTGTCAGCTGATACGGAATCTGCTGGAGTCACAGCCTCTGCCAGGCTAGTAGGTCCTCAAATATCCAAGGCATCTTTAAACTCAGACATTGGAACATTTTCCATAGGCTCCTATATATACTCAAAGACAGAATATGTCCTAGGATTTTACCTTGGATATACCTATGAGGATCCAACTTCTGGGCAAACCATAGACACCAAAGAATTCTTTGATATACCATCTGCCAATAAGTGGACCTTTGCATCTCAAACCTTTAAGCTACCAGATGACGACGTGGACTTTAATTTGCTAGTCGAGATCGAGTATTCTGGCGGTGACTCTGCAAACGAGTTTATGCTGAATGGAATCACCTTTGGTCAAAGATCAGAAGAGTTTAACGCTACATCTTTGGGTCGTACTCCAGAGCAAATCCCATCTTCAATACCGCTGCTATCTCCATACAATGTTGGTGTTCTTGCGTCTGCTTATGGAGAGCAAGATCTGGATGGATACTATCTGTCTAAAGATAATACCCTACTTGCAAAAAACTCTGGTATGCCAATGGTTTACGGAGCATCGACGGTAACTATCATATATCCAAATGATGACAAGCCATCACTAATAGTGCCAAGCCTAGGGTTCTTGAATGACTCTGGCAAATACAAGTCTTATACTGTAGAATTTTGGCTCAGAGCAATATCAGATACAGTAGTTCCAAAGAGAATATTTGGTCCACTAGGATCAGCCGATGGACTTTACGTAGACGGACCATTCCTTAAGTTAGCAATTGGTTCATCTGTTGGCTCACACTATGTTGGTGAGTGGGGAAGACCTATGCTAATCGACATTAGGTATTCAGTGTCTTCTGCAAGCCTTTTGATTAATGGAGAGCAAGTAATTGCACTATCACTTGACGAGGCATCTTTAGACTTCCCAGACCAAGTTGTTGACGGTAAGAGTCAGGAGTGGCTAGGATTTTATGCGTACCAGGACGTTTCTCCAATAGAGCTAGATGCTATTGCCGTGTACTCTTACGAGGTGCCATCAGTTGTAGCCAAGAGAAGATGGGTATATGGTCAGGGAGTAAAGTATCCAGAAAATATTGAAAAGGCTTATGCTGGAACATCAGTAGTTGTTGATTATGGATTTGCGGAGTACTCAAAGAACCAGAACTATCCATCAATGTCTAGCTTTAATAACGCTATCGTTAGCAATCTGTCAGCAGCAGGTAAGTCAATAGCAGCACCAGAATACTCTTTGCCAGAAGTTATCTTCCAAGATGATAAAACCACATCGCAGTGGTACGAAGAGCTAGCAGAACTGCAAAACGAGGAAGACAGTTTTGTAACTTTTAACACAGGTGAATCAGCATCAAATGGTTATGTATTGTTTAATAACATCAACCTACTGCTAGACGATACTGCAGCAGTTTACGGTATCTTCAAGATTAAGGATGCCCTGCCAGTGTCTGAGCAAGTCCTGATGCTCTTCGAAGATCAGATAACCCTTAACAGGTTTACGATATCGCTAACTAGCAACAACATCGAGTATAAGCTAAAGTATGGAAACACAGAGTCAGTAATTTATGAAGCCTGGGGAACAGACAGCTCAGATGGAAGCATCGTTGGTGATCAGTTCACGGTTGGATTCCATATCAAGAAGATGACTGAGTATTTTGGTGGAAACCTATTATCTTTCTTTGGTAACAAGTCCCAGATCTCGCTATTTGTTGGCGGTACAAAGGACTTTGCCAAGACATTTACAGGTAACATATACACTGTAGCATTCTGTAATGAAAGAAACTTCTCTAAGATTGAGTCGCTATTTGGCGATAGGGGAATGCCTATAGACTACGAGAACGTGTTCGACCTATACACAAATGCGACAATGATTGACGCAGGCTTTTATAACACTGAACTGTGGCAGTACGTTCTTGATGGAGGCTCCCCTAATGACTTTATTACATCATATACAATAGACCACACCCCAAGCTATGGCTTGATCCTGAAGGAATACCTTGGTAGAAACTACCTGGATATTGCTATCGATGGCTATTGGGAAGACTACATCCCAATGAGATATTTTGCAAAGTATGTGGAAGACTCTAGAGGAGAAAAGTTCTACGACGTAGACTTTGTTCAGATCAACATAGATTATCCAGCACCATCAATGTTTACAGAAGAAGAGTCTACTTCATCCTGGACATATGCAGATCTTGAGAGAGAGTACGAAGGAAAGTCATACGACCTGCTTTCTAATCACCTATATACAGGATACGAAAACTACACAGACCTAATGGAAAAGTCAGCAAAGACTTATACCTACAACACAGACTTCTCCCACGTAAAGACTTACATAACTTTCCAGTATCTAGACGCTGGCGTATCCGCATCTGCTGGATACTTTACATCAACAGTGCCTGCGCCAAAGACCAACGTCATTGTTCCAGGACCAGAGTGGACAACCACGAAGTATGAGATTGTAAATAATGCAATCGTATATATGCCAAAAAATGTTAACATTGCAGACATTGCAATTGTCACACACATCGAAGTAGATATCGATGGAATCCAAACGAGTCCTGTAGTTATTAAGAAACTGGAATACGCTGCTCAGTCAATGAGTCAGAGCTCCCCAGCAAGGGTTGGCTCTAGGTTTGGAGTCCCTATGTACCCATTCAGAAAGTCTGGGGTATATTATGACTACAAGAACAGCAATCCGTTCAGCATCTATAAGGGTGCAACACCTTACCTATACTTGAATAGATATTCTGGTATTGAGGTCAGGGGAGAGATTTCTAACAAGATTACTCGTGGTCTATACATTCCAATCAATGAGTTTAAGTCAGAGAACTTTAAGGTAATTGCAATGCAAACCTCGTTAAGATATGACCAGGACTTCTTTGAGTATGGAGATACGCAGATATTTGAAATTCAGGACAAGGCAAACAACCTAATCAAGTTCTACATGACACCTATCGACAAGGATGGCAAACGTGCAAGAGTATACGCAGTTAATGCCAAGACAGGTAGTTTTGAAAACGGTATTGGATTCTATGTAAACGGAAAAATTGTTAAGGATCCAATCATTACCGTAAAGGAATGGATGATGCTTGGCATTAGCTTTGGAAATACTCTAGAGTTTTCTAACTATGTTGGTGGCATCAGAATTGTTGGTCCACTACTATTCAATAACCTATCGTTCTATCAGTCAACTAGCCTTCAAGAAGTGTCTAGCGTTTCTAAGAGACCTTGGCTAAAGGTAAAGCAATCTGGAGTTACGGCACTAGACTGGTTCTTCTGGAATGTTCCAACGTACAACTGGAACAGAGTACTGGTGCTGTCTGACATCACTTATTACGGAGTTGACCCACAAGATTTGTTTAAGGCTTTCACAGGAACCAACAAGATCATAGCTGGAGACAACACGACCTTCAGGCTCAAAAATTACAGGTACAGAACATATGATGCAGTATCTTGGCAGTCGCAACAGATAAAACCTGCATAATATGGTATACTAGTGGTTATGAATGAAAAATTTCCTGGTCAAATTGGTGAATCCAAACTAACTGTAATCGATAAACACTACGATTGGGGTATCTATGTTTGGATCAAAGCAAACGGCAAGCCATTCACTGATGGACAGGGTGGAGTTTTAAACATACCGTCTCATAGGGGTGATGGTTTACAACTAGAGAAGCTTCGCAGAGAAGCTGATTATCTTGGTCAGGGTGACGGACACGCTGAGTTTTTTGCTGGCATGGCAAGAATCACTGACGAAGAGTATAGCGAACAGGTAGAAAGAATGCAGCAGGGGCTTATCCCAAACCTCAACGACCTGGGTGCAGTCATGGATGCAAAGAAGACACTTGAGCTATATGGAGATGAAGAGTAATGGCAGATTACGAATATTTTATTAACGCCAAAATGGATGAAGGTCAAGTAGACCAGAATCAGTTTAAGAACCAGGACCCATTCAATAAGTCTTGGGACTCTCTTAAGGGATTGTCTGGACTAGACAAAAACTTTAAGCGTAGATCAGACAGAATGTACAAGGCTGTTGACACAAGCACTGACGCATACCAGGACAGTGCATTGGCTACACGATCTGGTATCGATGGCGCAAAGTCAAAGGAAATTAATCCAGGAACTGTCTACAGCAACGGCTACAGCATGTTTGACGTTATTACTCCACCATGGAACCTGTACGAACTCGCCAACTTTTACGACACATCGTTTGCTAACCACGCAGCGATTGATGCCAAGGTAGAGAACATCGTTGGTCTAGGCTATGACTTCCACATTACAAGCCGTGCTCAGATGATGATCGAGGGTAACGAGAGCGACTCAGCCAGAGACAAGGCTAGAAGACGCATCGAAAGAATTAAGATTGAGCTACGTGACTGGCTAGAGAACCTAAACGACGACGACTCATTCACAACATCTATGATGAAGGTTGTAACAGACCTACAGGCAACTGGAAACGGCTACCTTGAAATCGGTAGAACTGTTGGCGGAGATATCGGATACGTTGGTCACATTCCTTCTACAACAATGCGTGTGCGTAGACTACGTGACGGATACGTTCAGATTATTGGTCAGAAGGTTGTTTACTTCCGTAACTTCGGGGCAAAGAATGCAAACCCAGTAACATCTGACCCACGCCCTAATGAGATTATTCACTTTACAGAGTACTCTCCACTAAATACTTACTACGGTATTCCAGACATCATGTCTGCCGTAGGTGCACTACACGGAGACCAGCTTGCGTCACAGTACAACATTGACTACTTTGGAAACAAGGCAGTTCCTAGATATGTTGTCACTCTAAAGGGAGCAAAGCTATCTACTGACGCAGAAGACAAGCTATTTGCATTCTTGCAGACAGGTCTAAAGGGGCAGAACCACAGAACCCTATACATCCCTCTACCAGGAGACTCAGACAACAACAAGGTAGAGTTCAAGATGGAGCCAGTAGAGAACGGTGTCCAAGAGGCATCATTCAACGAGTACAGACTACGCAACCGTGACGACATTCTAGTTGCTCACCAGGTACCACTTTCTAAGATTGGTGGTGGCGACTCTGCTGCCATCGCTGCAGCTATTGCTCAGGACCGTACCTTTAAAGAGCAGGTAGCAAGACCAGCACAAAGATATCTAGAAAAGATCCTAAACAAGATTGTAAAGGAAAAGACAGATATCCTAGAGCTAAAGTTTAATGAGCTTACTCTAACAGACGAGAACGTGCAATCACAGATTCTTGAGCGTTATGTTAAGACTCAGATTATGGTTCCTAATGAGGCTAGAGAAAAGCTTGGACTACCTCAGAGACCAGATGGCGACGCTCCTTTTGAGATGTCATCAAGACAATCGGCAGACGCTAGAGCAGATCTTGCAGGCAATAGACAAAGAGATGTTGAGAGAACTAATAATTCTTCAGACAATTCTGCAACTATTTCTGGTAGAAACGCTCAAGGTGAAGGCAGATCAGCACAATAGGTGCTATAATATATTTATAACAAATAGATAAAAAAGGGTATATAATTAACTAGCATGACTATATCAAAGGCTCATTTCGATACTAATGGCGAGGACCTACGTCTCTCGATGCCATTTAGCAAGGTAGACAAGGAACGTCGCATCGTTTCTGGCTTTGCTACACTCGACAACCTAGATAGACAGAACGACATCGTTCTTCCAGAGGCATCGCTAAAGGCTTTCTCAAAGTTCCGTGGTAACATCCGTGAAATGCACCAACCAATCTCAGTTGGTAAGATGGTAGCATTCAAGGAAGACAAGTTCTTTGACCCAGAGACTAAGAAGTTCTATTCTGGAATTTATGTTTCTGCATATGTATCTAAGGGTGCTCAAGACACCTGGGAAAAGGTTCTAGATGGAACCCTTTCTGGTTTCTCTATTGGTGGTAAAATGAACAAGTTCGACAACGCATACAATGCAGAACTTGACAAGACCGTAAGAATTATTAAGGAGTACGACTTGTTTGAGCTATCGCTCGTTGACTCTCCAGCCAACCAATTGGCTAACTTCGTATCTATCGAGAAGATGGACAGCGAAGAGATGGAGAAGTCTGCAACAGTACTTGAGAATGTTTTCTGGGACTCAACATCTGGCTTGGTCCTTCTATCGCAGAGCGAGTCTGAGGTAAGTCCAACTACTGG